ACGCGGTTGTTTTCGGTGGTCATGGTATTAGGCGAAGGTTACGGTGTTGGCGTTAGCGATAAAACGCTCAAGGCATTCTTGGCTGCCCTTAAAAGCAATCAGATCATTAGCGTGAGACATTTCAGAGGGAGTCATTCCTTTGGTAATCTCGACAGCAGTCGGGGCACGAAGGTTATCAGTAAACCATTCGCCGGCCCGGCTGTAATTCTTAGCATACCAATCAAGCACAGACAAGAGCACCGGAGCGGAAGCATGATTATAATCAATTTCCGTGATGGCTACGGTCTTGCAGAACTTGATAGCGTATTCTGGAAACACCATGCAGAGCAGGGCGTCGTTAGTGACTTTATCGTCGGGGACTTTGTTGGTCTTAGTGGTCATGGTATTAGGCGAAGTTGATGTTCGTCGCGGCGGTCGGCTTGGCTGCGATGTCGATGGTGGTGATCTCGGTCTGATAGCCGGGCCAGTTGCCCGAGGCGGTGCATTCCTTATACAGGGTCAGCGCGCGCTCGAAGTCGAAGGCGGCGTTGGTCATCAGTTCCGGCCCTAGCTCGTAGACCGCGTGGGCGTAGGGCGGCTCCTTCTCGACGGCGATGAAGCGGAAGCCAAGGACGCGGCACTTGTAGGCTGACTCGACGGCGTGCCGGTAGAAGTAAGCCTGGAGGGCGTACTTGTATTTACGGACGGACTGAAGGAAGCCGTGCGGGCTGGCGTCTTCGCAGGTCTTCAGATCGTAGATGTAGCCGTCGTCAGAGATGCCGTCGATGGCGCACTTGACCAGGGTATCGCCGAGGAAGGCGGTGAACATGACCTCGGTCTTCGTCAGGACGATGCCATTGTTCTTCATGCAGGCCGCAGCAGAGTTGGCCACGGCATCGACAAGGGCGCCCTCTTCGGCGGTCAGGATGGCCTTGCCTTCGTTGGCGGTGACGAACTCGGCCCACTCGGCCTTGCCTTCCTTCGTGCGCTTGTCCACGTCCGGGGCGATGGCGTGCGTGGCGTTGTAGGCGTCGAGCCCTTCGAGGGCGAGCTTGTGGACCGCGGTACCGACCCGGAGGGCCTTGGAGTCCTCGCGGGTGCGGGCGAGATACGCCTGGTAGTGGGCGGGGGACTTGAGCAGTTCCTTTGCGCCGGATTGGTTGAGCGCTTGGATGCCGTCATAGATGACGCGTTCGGTGATGAGGTCGGGCATGGGTGTGTTATTGGGTGTTGGTGGGAAAGGTCAAAGGAGGGCCATGATGGCGTCGGCCTGATCGGGGCGACGGCGCTGGATGGCGGTCACGCACATGGTCGATCCCACGGCGAAGCGGGAGCAGGCGACCGGGCGGTTGGCGTAGGTCTTGCACTTGCCGGCGCCGGAGAGGTGCGGGCAGCGGGAAGGCAGTTCGGCGAAGGTGCGTCCGACGATCATAAAGACCTCACCGCGAGCGGCGTAGAACTCAGTCGTGGTCGGGGACGCGTCGATGGGCAGGAGGATGCTCTCACAGCACGCACCCTTGCAGAGTTCACAGGCTTTGCTCACAGGCTGTCGTCTTCGGGGTTCACTTCCTCGACGCTGGCCGAGATGCGGCGCACGTCTTCAAGGGCGGACTCGGCGGCGTTCTCCATGGCCTCGAGCGTATTCCGCAGGACGCGCAGCTGAACGACGAGGACGTGGACGCGGTCATGGAGCGGCTTAACCTGGGCGGCTTCATCGGCGGTCTCGATGTGATCCGTGAAGACCTGTAGCTCGGTAATGGCCGAGCGGTTGAGGTCGGAGAGCGTGATGATGTCGGCGTCGTGCTGTTCATAACGTCCGGCGATGTGCTGGACGGTGGCGAGCGAGTCCGTGATGTTCTCGACGAGGCGCTTGATGTTTTCGCGGTTGGTCATTAGCGGACGGGCGTGAAGGTAAGTTCCTTTAACTCCCCATTAGGGGCAAGCGTAAAGAAGCGGACGGCGGAGCGGGACAGGGAGGGATAGGTCTTGCGCTTCCACGCGTTGAGGTCGGTCAGGAAGTCGGCGTGCTTGCGGGCCGTGAACTCGACGTAGGGAAAGCCGTCCAGGAAGAGGAGCAAGGCGTACTGCTTCGGGACGGTGGCCGCGATCCGTTCGATGCCCTTGGGGACGTCAGCCATCAGAGTTGCCCGGTCTTGGCGCGGTTCCACTTGGCGATGGTGGCGATGCAGCAGGCCTTCGAGATGGCGTCGAACTGGCAGAGCTCAGACTGCATGATGTCGTCGAGGACGCGGGCGAGTTCGTTGCCAGCGTAGCGCATCTCGGAGATGGTCTTGGCCTGAGCTTCGGCGCGGGCTTCGGCAGCCGACGCGAGGTTCTGGTTGTGGAGGTGACGCATGGCGGCGTTCACCGGGTCGAAGGGGTCGAAGTCAGGCTTGCTCATTTGGTCAGCGGGCGGGGGGTGGGGGAGAAGGCAGGGGCGGAAGGTGCGGAGGCCGCAGAACGGAAGCCAGAGGCCACGGCGCCGTCGTCGTCGAGATCGACCGAGATGCCGCACGCGGTCTGGATGGACTGGCGGCGGATGTAGGTGATGGCTCCGCCGATCTGCTGGGCGGTCAGTCCCTCGGCCTTGACGAGCAGGGTGCCGAACTCAAAGCGTTCGCCGGAGCTGTGCAGGAAGGCGGTCGAGACGCCGACCTTGCCCTCCTGGCTGACGAGCGTCTGGATCAGAGCGAGGTCGTGGTCGAGCAGGACCGGCTTGATGGCGTCGAGCAGCGCGTCGAGGGAGACGTACTTGGCCTTGAAGGCCGGGTTGATTTTGTTGGCCTTCACGTTGTCCAGGGCGGCGAGCGCTTGGACGAGGGAGGCGGTGGCGGAGTTGGGGGGCGTGGGTTTGGTGCTCATGGTGGAGATTATTTGGCGGACTGTTCGGCCTTGGTGACTTCACCGGCCTTGATGGTGGCCTCGATGTCGGCGAGGGACATCCGCGTGTAGTCGGGGACGAAGAGGTTGTAATACGTCACGCCGTTGCGGACGGTCGGGGTCAGGAGGCGGGCGACCTTCTGATCGGGTAAAACGATGTATGACGAGTCCGCGATGATGCGGTATTCGGCGGGGAGTTTCGGGTCTTTCTTCATGGGGAGATTAGTTGATGACGCCGCGGGTGGCGGAGTCGAAGATCAGGAGGGCGTCGGCGTTCCAGAGGGTGACGTCGACGGTGGGGTAGAGTTCTGCGGCTCGGGCCTTCAGCTTGTTTTTCCATTGGGTCGTGGTCAGGTCGCCCTTGGTCCCGCAAGTGTGCGTCTTCTGCCAGATGGCCGGACGGATGCGGTGGATTTTCCAGCCCATGGCGACGGCGGCGCCGTAGAGGACGCCGGTGTTCCACATCAGTTTACCGATGGCGGAGCCGGGGATGTTCTTGCCGGCGAAGAGCGGAGGTTCCTCGAGGTAGAGGCTTACGTCCTTGGCCTTGCAGCTGAGATCGGCGAGGAGTTGGCAGACCTCGATGTCAGATGAGGGCATCTTCGCGCACTCCACCGGGTCACCGTCTAGTGACCAGCAGAGTCCGCCGTTCACGCCAGGGTCAATCGCCACAAGGAGATGCATCGGCAAGACCCTTTAACGCGGCTTGGCTAAGGACAAGCGGAAAAGGTTGGCCACGCGGAAAGCGTAGCCGTTCGCCCGAAAGCCTTGGGCCTGAGCGGCGGTCCAGCCGACGTTCCAGACGAGGGCGAGTTGTTCGGGGGTCGGGTCGGTCATGCCGATGCGGTGGAAGTTCGACCTGATCCAGCGGAGGTGCGAGGCGGCCACCATGTCCTGCGCCGTGGCGTCTCGCCACTTAGACCAGGGGAAGGCGTAATGGCCCTCGGCCTTGAGGCGGGCGGAGGCGTCGTCCCATGCGGCCTTGCCGACCTGATACATGCCACGCTCACCGGCCTTGCCGATGGCGCGGCGGTTGTGCCCGGACTCGACCTCGGCCACGGCGGAGAGGAAGGCCGCGTCGGTCTTGGCTTGGGCGTTGAGGCCAAGCAGGAGCAGGGCGACGACGGAGAAGCGCTGGTTAAGGGTCATACGCTCGGCTTGCTCTCCTTGGCGGCTTGCCATCCGTAATACGAAGCCCACCAGCGGTCGTGGTCGAACTCTTCGGCCATCTCGTTGGGACCGACTTCCAGCATGGACTTGTGCAGAGCATCCCCGGCCTTGCGGAGCCGCTCGACCTCGGCCTTGAGGCGGGCGTTCTCGGCAATAGTATCATCGAACAATGCTCGGTTGAACTGTGCGTGTAGTTCACTCACATCGACACGGAGGCTTGCCAGACGATACCGCTCGGCTTCGGCCTTGAGTTCGGCGTAGTCCTCCCACGCTACCCATCGACCTTCAAATGCTTCGACCATACTTGCCGAATAATCGAATTCGATTTCACCGCAAGGGTCGCCATTGGAGATGTTGACCATCTCCTCGTTGTATCGCTTCGGTTCGCTCACGACTGCACCCCCTTGGCCTTTCGTAGAAGTTCAGCAAACTCCCAAGCCCGAAGGTCTTGTCTTTCGTGGCGTTCATCAAGGTCGATGATAGTCAAATCAATGGCCTTGGTCAGCCGCTCGACCTCGGCCTTGAGGCGGGCGTTCTCGGCCTTGAGTTCTTCGATACTCATACGCGGCGGGGGACTTGTGATCCGGCGACCTCGAAGCCGTCGAGCTCGTAGGAGTAGGTGATGCCGACCCAGCCACCGGCGGCGGCGTAAGCCTGGAGCGAGACCTTCACGGCGCCGTCCTCGTGCAGGGCTTCGTGATAGTGGTGCAGGAGTTTCTTCATGCGGCTCGAGGCGATGGCCGACTTGGCGGAGCAGATGTCCCCGGTCATGATGCGCTCGTTGATTTCATAGACCTCGGAGAGCAGGGCGACCATGCCGTCGAGGTGGCGGAAACTACTCATGGGGGTGAGCGTCGGGGGTGATGGCGCCGCGGATGATACGGCTTTCCATGTCGGCGATGACTCGCTCGTTGTGCATGGCGACGGCGTAGGCCCGGTCGTGCTTGGCGATCCAATGCTCGCGGGAGTGGGAGAGCCGTGTGACCTCGGCCTTCAGTTCGCGGTTCTCATCCATGTATCGGCCAAGGATGTTGGCCTGATTGGTGATGGTCGTGGACTGGTTGTCAGCCATCTTGCGGATGGCCACGGCGTTCTTGTGCAGCTGACGGGCGACGCTCCAGGGGAAGAGCCACCAGAGGCGGGGGAGGGAGGCGGGGCGGATGATGGTCATGGGTTGGTAGGGGCGGTGGGAAGGGTCAGGCATGGGAGGAATTAGCAAGGGCCGCGAAAGCGGCGGCGATGCGGGCCTTGCGGCGGAGGTAGTATGCCCGCTTGTTGGCTTTAACCTTCTCGGGGTTGGCGGCCTGCCACTTGCGGACGGAGGCCATGACGCGATCAGGGTTGGCCTTCTGCCAAGCCCGGACCTTGGCTGTCATCTTGACCTTGTTCTTGGCGTAGTAGTCGCGGCAGTACTTGCGGCACTTCTCGGCGTTGTCTTTCTGCCACTTCGACAGGTATGCCTTGTGGCCCTCGGGGTTTGCGGCCACCCGAAGGCGGCGCTTGAACGCGTGGATTTCCTTGTCGGTCATGGCGGTCACTTCTGGCGGCGGTACGGACCGCGCTTGTTGAGGTTGACCCACGTGGTCCCGGTGATGTCGAGCCACTGGCGGAGGGTGCAGACAGTCGTGTCCAGGGCGGCGGCGGCATCGGCCTGCGACTTGCCGGCGGCGTTGAGCGCGGCGATCTGCGGGAGGATGGCCTGTAAGCGTCGGGCGGCGTATTCGGCCATCGGGCGCTTGAGGGGGAGGACGCGACCGGCGAAGGTCAGCGTCTCGACGTAGGGGTGGTTGGCGTTGGGCATGGTGGGAAGATTACTTGGCGGCGTTGATGTCGGCCTGCTGCTGGGATTCGTAGGCGACGACCTTGCCCTGCGTGTCGGACTTCCAGGCGCCGCGGAACTCGACGACCATATTGTGGCGGTCGATGAGCACGGCGATGCGCTTCTTATTGATGCAGGCGCTGAAGTCGGCCGACGTGGGGGCGTGGTCGATGCGGGTGACGCGGACCTTGCCGGAGCCGTAGTCGAGGCCGTACAGTTCGTAGGACGCGCGGGAACCGGCCTTGGCGCGGTGCTCGACGACGATGTCCTTGGCCGTTTCGAGGCGTTCGGGTTCGCTGATTTTGATAATACCTAGGGTGCTCATGTGTGGGTGGGTGGGAAAGTCTTAGTGCTGGTCGATGATGGTCAGGAGGTCAGGGCCTTCGGCGAAGAAGACGATGACCGTGGCGATCAGGGCGGCGAGGAGGAGGAGCTTGATGAGGTTCATGGGTTTGGTCGTGCGAAATGATTAGGCGAAGCAGATGCCGTAAGCGCGAAGA